GGCGTGTGTAGGGCTTGGGGTTGCGCGCGATTAGCACAGAACGGGGTGGATGCAAGGGGGAAAAGGGGGTGAAAACTTTTTTGTTTTTTTTGCTTAAGCCAGGGCGGATTCTCGCCGATATACAGAGCATGGAAGCGAATCTGTTCCTCTTGTTGGCAACCGTGGATGCGGTTGGGTGTGCATGCTGTGCTGGAACCCTTTGGGCTTTGCCGTGGGGTGTCCTTTGCGTTGTATGCTATGGCATGGGGCTGAGTAAAGCTTTCGGCGGGAAATAACAAACAAACAACTAACATACAGACATATGAAGACAAGAGAAGCATTGGTAGAAGCATTGAGGAAATTCATCGCTCAACGCAGCGGGATTGATTACCGCAACTATGGAGGCAGCCGTGAGGCGTTTATGGGAGATTATCGTCAGATTCTGCGGGACGGGCGGGATGCACGGGAGCTATTGCGTCACATAGAACTGCGGGACTCAATTACAGGTGCAATGTTGGAACAGTCACTGACTGGACGGCTGAGTTATCGCATGGGAGCGATTGAATACGTGACGGGACAATATTTTCCAACGGAGTATCGGAGCGCCGTTTGCCGTGCTTTGGCTGAGTGCCTGTGGCATTGGCTACGCTACGGAGGCGGGACGTTTGACACTAGTGCGGACGGTATACGTAAGGCAGCGGTGCGGTGCGTTGGACGTGGGATTGCGAGGCGTTGGTTCAATTAAGGAGGATAACGCTATGAGAGCACAAATAATGGTTTCACTGTTGGCAACGTTTGAGGGCATCAACCCTCAGGACTGGTACCCTTGCGAGTCGTACATTCGCGAGATGATTCCCAGGCCGCAACATGGCCTAAGTCACACTGAGGAGGAAGTGTACGAAAGCGAATATGACGAGGGACTTTGGGAGCGGTTCAACATTGCGCCGGCGGATGAGGATGAGCGGCGTGAAGCTGAAGAGAAGCTTGAAGCTCAAGGGAAATGGAAAGCATGGGATGAGCTGAGGCGGGTACAGGTTGAGGGGATAGTGCCGCTGGATGATGCGTTGGATTATCTGGATCACATAGAAGCAAGCTTCGAGGATTGCCAAACCATGGGGACGCTTGGCGGCCCTTTGGGGATTGGAATCGTGCCGGATATGGCATTCCAAACAGAGAGCCAGTTGGTGATTTCGTCCATCCGAATCACGCCATTTTGGTGCGACAATGGCGAATGGTCTCCGCTTTCTGAAGCAAGTTGGGAGCGATTGCGGGACTTGTTTAGGCGCCATGATTTATGGACGCTGCGGAAAATGGCCAATAACAGAGTGGAGGCGGAAGCGTGAAGGATGACGCGATTGCTGTGGCGCTGGGTGCGGCGCTGCTGTGCGTGGTGGCGTTCGTGCGTGCGTGTGGCAAGGCGATGGCACTTGGTTAATGCAAGCGGGTTGCGTTAAGCGTTAAGGGGCCATCCACAATCCCCCGCAAGCCTCAGAGGTGTCCCCTCTGGGGCTTTTTCGCGTCTTGATGTGTCCCGATTCTGCACCGTAACGCTGCAACCATGTCTGATTCTTGACGCAATACAACGATGCCACATGGATACATGCCACGTTCAGCCGAGCCGAGCGGCAGCAAAGCAGGTTTGCAAATTACAAAAGGGGGGGAGGGGGTCGAGGGGTCAGTCCGAGCGGAAGCCGAAACGCATCCCCCCGCATAGATTTTTTTTGCCAAATGGCCCCCATTGCTTGTGGGATGTATCCAGCCTCCGCTGGAAACATGGTTGCGTTGCTGCGTGGCACTAGGCTAGTGTGCGCTCTGCATATGAGCACATACATCAATAGGAAAATGGCAATAGCGCAGTATGGTGTGGATCCCAGGCAGCATGAATGGGAAGCGCAGCATGTTCAAGAGCGTCCTAAAGGGACTGGCAAGGAGAAGTGGTATTGGCAGGATGCAGTGGCGAAGTTAGCGTTTAAGGAGGAGCCTGCGGAGGGCGAAGGGGATATAGTGGCAGTGGTGCCTGACTTGCCGAAGTTGACATTGCCTTGCAATAAGGAGGAGGTGCTGCACAGCGTGGTTGTGGCAAAGAGGGCAATGAACTTCCGGTTTGTGATTGGGACAAAGGGAGAGGTTGTGCGGGTGCAGGACAATAAGCGGGTGAAGATTGGGATGCGGTTAGCGGTGAGAGAGGATTTGGTGACCCCAGGGCAATATGTGACCAAGGAGGCTGTGCGATGAACGCAGCAGGGGATATGGCTGAGAAGCTGGGGTTGAAGACCAAGCAAGGGCGGGAACTGCTGTATGCTGCTGTGGAGTTAGTGCAGTTGATGGATCGGAAGCAGTTGGATTACGGGCCAAGGAACATCGATGAGTTCGGGATCTTGGGGGTAGTGGTAAGGATGAATGACAAGATGGAGCGGATAAAGAATCTGCTGCGAAAGGATAAGCAAGCCTCTTGTGAGGCTTATGTCGATTCGTTCAAGGATATGGCAGGATACGCCCTTATCGGTGTGCTTTTGGAGGAGAAGAAGTGGGGGTAAGAGAAGTGTTCGATTTGGACATAGCTATCTCCATTGCCTGTGCATTGTGCGTAGCTTGTTTTCTATTGCGTAGCAGGTGAGCAGCGAAGTCGGGTCTTGCGGCAGCAAGAACAGACGAAGCAACGAAGCAAGCAAGTAACCATGGAATACAAGGAGAGCGCGGAACTTCGGGGTCGCGCCTTCGCACGCACCCCTGCGCGTACTGCGGCTTATGCCTGCGGGGCATTCGCCCCTTCGAGCATAACCCTTGTACTTGCTAGTGTTGCCATTCTTTCTTTGTCCTTCTGCGGTAGCAGATTACATCCAGAACCAGAGTGGGAGATGAGAGAGCAGAATAAGCCCCTTCCCATAAAGAAGGAGCTTTTAATGCTTGATAGACAGATACATCCGTCACCGTCGCGGTTTGAATCGCTTCGCATTTTTGCCGTGGCACGAGCAGAGGTTTACCCATCAATGTACTCTAGTCTACTCTAGCGGACTCCACGGAAAGCAGTGCATTTGAGGCACTTCTATTAAGAGCGCGAGGCAAACTCGCTCTCCTCTCCTTCACTGGTATGACGATTTCACTCGTAGCATGACAGTTACGCTGTCTCTATTTGAGACACCACAAACATACGAACATATGGACAAAGAGCAAGAGAAAAAGTTCATGGAGCAGATTCTGAAGTTTAAGCAGGAACCGCATCCTCTCATTCCGATGGTGAGCCAAGATCAACGGCTCAAGATGGTGGACAACGTGGGGATTGCAAAGACCCTGGAGCTTCTTGAGATTCGCGAGAACAGGATTAAGGCAGAGCACACCGATCCCATTCGATATGGGACAGAGTTTGATTCGTGGAAGGATTCGGACAAGCTTATGGGTGAGTTCAACGAAATGGTCATCCTGGGAGGAAACAGGGCAGGCAAGACCGAGTATGCAGCCAAGAGAGCAGCGCAGATGTTCGTTGGAGCAGATGTGGGCGGAATGCCGGACTGGGTCAAAGAGCGGGTAGAGCGCAGAGGCATCAGGATATGGATGCTCCACACTAGCCACTTCACAAGCGTGTCAGCGCAGCAGAACGTCTTTTACAAGTACCTGCCCATTGAACTCAAGACACTCAGAAAGAGCGTTCACACGCAGATCAACTACAGCCAGAAGAACGGCTTTACGGACAACACGGCAGTGTACATGGGAAACCAGGTGTGGTTCATGAACTACTTCCAGGACATCAAGGTCATTGAAGGGGGTGAGGTGGACTTCATCTGGTGCGATGAATTGGTGCCGCAGGATTGGCTGGAGACCTTGAGATACCGTCTTGTCACAAGGAACGGCAAGATGCTCATCACGTTCACGCCGCTGGATGGCTATACGAGTGTGGTCAAGGAGTACATCAACTCTTCCAAGATTACGCATTGGAAACCTTCCGAACTGCTCCCGAACAACAATGTGATTGGAGTGCCAAACGGGCACATGCCATACATGGCAAGAAACGTGTTCGGCAAGCACGCCTGCATTTGGTACCACTCCAAGGACAACCCGTACAATCCTTGGCACCGGATGAAGGAGACCCTTCGCGGCAAGACGACCAACGAGATTAAGATCCGCGCATACGGCTGGGCGGAAGCAACAGCAGGAAGCCAGTTCCCATTGTTCAACGACCACAACGTGTTCAGTAAAGACCCAAGAGAGATCGAG